CCTTTCATTAGTAATTTTTCGAATTCTCTCATCCCAATATATGTAGCAAGTTTAGGATTGTGTTTTGCAAACCACCATATCCCTTGTGCTAGTGTTAATACTTCTCTATCTTCCGACACTAAATTAATTAATTCAATATCAATCTTCTTTGTCTTACCTATACCTGTAGGTGTAAGAACTATATAAGCTTTACCTTGTTCTAGTTGTGCCATTACTTCATCCACTCCTTCGGAATTTCTTTATCACAAAATTTAATTTTAAATTTCTTACACCAATCAGCATAAGTAGTTTTAGAATTTTTATTTATCTTAACTCTTGAGTTTTGAAAACAAAAACGAATATCATAATCACCTGTACTTTTTAAATACAAATGTTTCTTTCTGTCTGATGTAGTAAATCTACCCTTTAATTCAACAAAGATATTAGTATTAGGAAAATACAAGTCGGGAAGATAAGTCCGAAGAATAGCCGGTTGAACATAGCTTAATCTTTTATACTCATAATAGAACTTAATCTTTTTAGGTAGTTTTGTAATAACATCTTTTTCAAATTTGCTCCTATACTTTACCATCTTTTAATACCACTTGGAATATTTTCAGTACCCTTTATTATACCATCAAGTTGTTCAAAAGTCAAGTGTTCATTTTGTTTTAATTTTTTTACTACCCATTTATATGACCAAGCAGATAGTCGCACTTGATTTTGAAATACATAATGAGTTTGTTTGGGCATCATGTCCATTACATTATGAATAGTTACCTTATCTTTTTCGTGTTCTGGTAGTAAAGATTGTAACCATTCTACAATAACTTCCTTTGCTCTTCGTCTAATTCTTTTCATTTTCTTTGTGTTCATCTTTTAACCTTTATCAATTTAAAATTTGTTTCTCTATCGAAGTATCTATAACTCATTCGTACTGGTTGAAACTTATAAAGATAATCAAATACAATCTTCTCATCCAAATCTTTACAAGAATAAACATCAAGTTGAACTAATGCAGGGTCATCTTCATCCCATGAATGCAACGCAATGTGTGAAGTCTCAATGATTGTAACACAAGTTAATCCTCTATTACCTTTGACATCACAATACTTTGCATAAGGACCTGCAAGTATTTTCATATCTATATCTTTTATTAAATTCTTTGTCCACTTTTTTATTTCCTTTATATCTTTTGGTGGGTCTAATACTTCTGCTCTTACTAACAAGTGCTTGTGTTTCAACATAAAATTATTTTTCTATACTAACTTCACCTCATCAACTTTAGGTTCTTTAACAACTTCAGTAAAATAAACATTACCATTTGCATATTTAAATGCTCGTAATCCTTTACCTTGGTTTGTATCTTTATGACATTCTATTTTATGAGAACAGAATACACATCCTGCAGGAAGTTTCATGTTCCCTGCTTTCTCATGTGGTACTGGTTCATAACATTTTTTAGGTAATTCTTTTGAATCTAATTTTTCTTTAACATCTTTAATTAAAGTTTTAATATTTGGTTTTAATAAATCATCTGGTTTATATAGTACTAACTCACCTGTTGATTTATTGATAACAAGAAACCCACCTTGTTTTGTTTTCTCATTCTCTTCATAACCTGTGAGTTGAGCAATGTATCCAAAGGGGTCATCATCTGCAAGTGTACCATTCTGAAATTTCTTAAATGAAAATGAAGAAGCAGTCTTAACATCAACAACCTCACCATCAATCTTACTATCCATATGTCCAACAATACCATCAACATTAACTTTCTTTTGTTGGTCTGTAACTTTATGTCCTGCTAAATCAGTAAGAAATAAAACAAGATGTTCAAGTAGATGTCCATATAAAAATTTTAATTGTAAAGATGGATTTGATTTTTCTCTCTTGACTGGTTTATGTTTGTCATACCATAATTGTCTTAATGGTCTTCCTAGTATAGACATTCTTAAAGAACTCTTATCTTGTTTAACTGGATTAGTCCAGTCAACTAGAGCATCTTTAATATTCTGTACAAATTTATTTAGTTGTTCATCTGATACTTCTAATTTTTTACCATCACCCAGATTTGTTAATAACTTATTAATATCTGGAACTAAAGTATCAATTGTTTTAGTGTGTTTCTTTCCAGTTGTTTCCACTTTTATACTCCCCTGTTAATGGACATCTAAGTCCTAGTTTAATCCCTGCTTGTTGTATTGATTGAACTGCTAGTTGTCCTAGTTGTTCTGCTTGACTTTCTTTTACTTGATATTGAAACTCATCATGCACATTTGCTACTGGTACTGCATCAAGATTATTATTTTTAATTTCATCTTCTAACAATACCAAAGCTTTCTTCATAGCTATTGCCCCTGCTCCTTGGATGAGGGTGTTGACTGCTGAATGCTTTTGTCTGATGATGAGGTTTCTTTTGTCGATTGCTTTGAGGTATCCTTTTCTACAAGCGAGGTCCACTCTGTCTCGCAACCTCTTAAGACTAGGTAAAGACTTGAGAAATCTTTCTTTAATCTGTTTTCCATAGCTTTCATTCCTTCCACAGATACTTCCGAGTTTTTTGTTACCTGCTCCATAAATGAACGCATAGATAAATGTTTTTGCAGTATCTCTGCTTTCCAACCCTGCAAGAGTTTGATTTGTAGTGTGTATATCTCCATTAATGACTTCATTAATATACTCCTTATCGTTCATGTAGTGGGATAATATTCTTAACTCCAGTCCACTTGCGTCTATTCCCACTAGTTTATATCCGCTAGGTACTGTCCATAATTCCCTGCACTCCTTACCATATGGAGAGTACACAGCAGGGATTTGAGCCATGTTGGGCGACTGATGACTCATTCTTGAAGTGATTGCTCCATTAGTAATCACTCTTCCATGTACTCTCCTATCCTTATCAACTGCTTCAATCCAAGAATTAATCATTGCAATTCTTTTTTGCAGTAGAAGGAATTCGTTTATTAATTCAGCTTCGGGTATGTTTTTAATTTGAGATAAAACTTTTTCATCTACAATTACATGACCTTTATCTGTTTTCTTTTTAGGTTTCCAACCAAGTTTCATTAGTCGTTCACCTATCTGTTGTCTTGAACCAAGATTAAATTCTTGATACTTGACTTTAATAAAAGGTACTCCCTTTACATAACCTCTTGATTTGTTATTTGATTTAGGAATAAATGTTTCCTCAATCTTAAGAGGAGGAAAAGTTTCTCTTACTTTAGTTTGTACATCATCTATTTTCTTTTGTAGTTTAGCTAGAAGTAAATGTGCTTTCTCTAAATCAAAAAGAAATCCTGTTTGTACTTGTCTCTCTATAATCTCTGCAACTTTATGTTCTAAATCTATTGACTCTTGAGAGAAACCTTTGCCTTGTCTTTCTAATAACTCATAAACTTTTCTAGTTAGTTTAACATCACGAATACAATACTCCAACATTTCTAAAGAGAACTCGGAGAAGTCATCAAAGTTTATTTTATTATAACCAAACTTAATTCCATATGCTTTTAATGAATGTCCACCTTCTCGAACTGGTTTGAATAACCTTGATAGTATTAATGTATCAGTAACCTTACCTATCTTAAATAAATCTACACCAAGAACTTTTTTAATTACTGGAGCATCAAATCCTATGATGTTGTGTCCTATAAACTCTTGATAATTCTTCGCATCATTCTGAAATTTATGTAAATCATTCGGAGAATAACATACAAGATTGCCCTTGTCACAAATAGTAACCAAGCAAAAAATCTTGTTAGGTAATCCATGACCATTAACAATCTCGGTTGTTTCAATATCAAGAAATAATTTTCTATCGCCCACTCTCGTAGTCCTTTCATTTAAAATTTATCTTCTTCTGTCTCATCACCAGTAGGTTTATCTACTTCATTTAATCTACCAGTATCTTTGTCCCAATATAAATAACATGCAGGACCAGTCATACCTACAAATCTATTCTTAAGAACTCTTAATGATGTAGTGTTTCTAATTGCAACATCTTCATTCTGACTATCTCTTTCTAATCCAAGAACCATATCAGATAATTGTGCAATAGAACCCGACCCTCTTAATTGTGATAGAGAAGTGACTGCTCCCTCTTCATGTCCCTTACCATCTGGTCTTCTTAAGTGTGATACTATAATCAAAGCAATGTCTGTCTCTTGAACAAGTGTTCGAAGTTTAGTCATCACTTCATCAATAGCTTTTCTTTCATCCCCAAATTCTTGAGAAGAAACTATCATACTTATATGGTCTAGTACAATGAACTTACAATCCAAAGCTTTCGCCATGTATCTAACTCTAGCAATAATATTATCAACAGAGTTTGAACCAAAGTGATTGTAGAAATAAAATCTACCAGAACCTATTGTCTTATTAAAGTAATTTGTTTTATCTTCTTTAGATAAATTAATGTCTGGTCTTCTTAAAGGTAAGTTAGCTTCAGTCCCCATAATATCTAACGCAGTTATCTTTGGACTTTCTTCTAACATAATCATACCAATATTATTTTCAGTACTTTTAAATATGTGATAGACTAACTCTTTAATGACAGAAGTTTTTCCTAGTCCAGTACCTGCAGTTATCGTAACTAATTCACCACTACGAATACCATAAGTTAATTCATCTAAACCTTTCCAACCATAATCTATTCTTGATTTAACAATCGGTTCTAATACTTCTGAAAGTAATTGACTACCCTCTACTATACCATCTGGTGCATGTACTGGTGCATTCCACCAAGCTTTAACATACTCCTCATATTTTTTAGAACGCAATAAATCATTTGCGTCTTTATAAATTTCTGGAAGTTTAACTATCTTAACTTTCCCGGGTT